CGAACTCGGCGCGTGGCGCCGCAACTGGGGAGGGCAGTATGCCTGAAGAGAAAGAGGGGAACGCCGCTGTTGCGGAGTCCACCGGCGAGAAGCCTGCCAAGGTTTCGAGCGAGGGGATTGAAGCACAGCGCAAGACGAACTCGGTGGAGCTTGAGAAACGCCGCAAGCAGTCCATCGAAAACCTGTGCAATGTTAACAATCTCGATGCCAAATATCGAGATATGTGGATTGGGCAGGGGTTATCGATCGATGATGTGTCGGATGAGATCCTGCGCGTGCTGGAAGAGCGCGGGAAAACCAACCCTCAGTCTCCGGCGAAGTTGGGGCTGACTCCGAAACAGGTGGAGCAGTTCTCGTTGGCGCGCGCGATCCGCGCGTGTGCCGATAAGGATTGGAAGGATGCACAGTTTGAGTTGGAGTGTTCGCGAGAAATCGCGAAGCGGACGAACCGTGCGCCTGATCCGTTGAAGTTTTTGGTGCCGTTTGAAGTGCTGCAGCGGTTGGTTCCGGTTCAGCCTGCGCAACGCGGGATGGGTCGGCGCGATCTCACCGTTGGGACGGTTGGGGATGGCGGGTATTTGGTTGGCACGGAGAATATGGGCTTCATTGAAATTCTCCGGAACCGTTCCGTGGCATTCCAGATGGGCGTGCGGCGGTTGTCGGGCTTGACGGGGAACGTGACCGTGCCTCGGCAGACTGGCGCGGCTACGCCGATTTGGTTGGCCAACGAGGCGTCTACGGCCACCGAAAGCAAACAGGCCTTCACGCAGATGTCGCTGACCCCGAAAACGGTGGCGGCGTATACGGAGATCAGCCGCTTGCTCTTGCTGCAGTCGAGCCCAAGTGTCGAAGGAATCGTCACCGATGACCTCGCCTCTGTGGTCGCGATCGCGGCGGACTTGTCGGTGCTGAATGGATCTGGATCGGCGGGGCAGCCGACTGGAATTATTCAGACTCCTGGCATCGGCAGCGTTACCGGCACCACGATCGATTATGCCAAGACGTTGGAGTTTCAAACTGACGTGGCCGCGTCGAACGTCGTGCCGGTGTCCGGCGGATATGTGACCACCCCGTTGGTGGCCGCGATTATGATGGGGCGTGTGAAGTTCGCGAACACGGCCACCCCGCTGTGGGATGGGAACATCTGGAACGGAAGCGTGTGCGGCTTCCCTGGGATGTCCTCGAATCAGATGCCGTCGGCATCCTTGCTCTTCGGTGATTGGCAGGAAGTTGTGGTTGGGGAATGGGGCGTGCTGGAAGTTGAAGTGAACCCGTATGCGAACTTCCAAGCGGGCATCATCGGCGTTCGCGCGATGTACTCGCTGGACGTGGGCGTGAGACGGCCGTTTGCCTTCTCCTACTCTTCGTCCACGACCTAGACGTTGACCTGACCAACTGAGTGGTCGGTGACCGGCGGTGATGGCGCCGCCGGTTACTTTAAGACAAAGGTGATTCCGTGAAAATGCAAAAATGTAAAGTCCTCAGGGCTTTTATGTTCGATCGAAAGCCCACGAAAGTTGGCGAGGAATTGTCTTTGCCGCTTCCGTTCGCCACAGAATTGCGGACAGCGAATAAGGTGGAATTTATTCCTGATGCCCCTGCACCTGTTAAGGAAACTCCGAAACCCGCTCAGCAACCTCCGCAGCCGCCTCAGGCCCCTGCTGCGGGAGCCAATAAAGGAGGAGGCAAATAATGTTAACACCTGATTTACAGGCGCAAATTGCTGCGGCATTGCTCGTGGCAGGCGCGAAAGCAGACACGGCGGCGTTTACGTCGTCATGGGTCGATGTGCGTGGGGCGGATGGAGACATTGCTGTGATCTTGAATGTCGGAGTCGTGACGGCGGGGAACGTCGCGCCGGTGATCGAGACGGCGGAAGATGGGAGCGCAACGGGGTTGGCCACGATCACTCCGAATGAAGGTGCGTTCACGACCGTGACGACATCGAACGATCCATTGACAGAGAAGCGCACATTTGATGCGCGGAATAGTAAGGGGTACATTCGCATTAAGGGCACGGTGACGACTGGCCCTGTGGATGCGTCTGCCACCTTGCTGTATCGGAAGAAGTATTTGTAATGCTGCTTTCCGCCGCCGAGACTCAATCTATGATTCGGGATCTCGGCGGCGAAACGCTAAAATACAAACTTGCTGGCACAGCAACTTCTAATGTGAACACAGGGATTGTTTCGACGCCGTATCAGGATTTTTCACTCAATGGCCTGTGGACCCAATATGAAAGACGTGAAATTGATGGCACGGTCGTTCGACCGAATGATGCGAAAGTTGTGATGAGCGCATACGATGTGGCATTTGTGCCAACCCTGAATGATAAGATTGAGCGCGGATCGACGGTGTGGAATGTTGTTCGCGTGAAGTCAGTGCCGAATGATCCATTTGTCGAATTTCAGGTGCGCCGATAATGAGCGAAGAATCAACAAGCCCTGCGCAATTCGGACGACAGCTGGATGCCTTTGCGCGGCAGATTGATTTGGATCACTCGGAGCTTTGCGTGCGCTTTGCGTTGCTAGTCGGCGGGAAGATCGTGGCGCGGACTCCGTTCCTGACGGGCCGTGCGCGAGCCTCGTGGAATGGCTCGTTGGACAAAGCCGTTCGCTCAACGACGCGGAAGGGGCGCAAGCAATTAGAGTACGCGGACCCTGCTGCCGCGATGCAACTGTTTCAAAATAAGTTTATGACTGAATTGCGCGAATATTTACAGCGCACAGGGCCGAAGCCTGCGATTTATATTGTGAATCGATTGCCCTATGCCGTGTTCTTAGAACGCGGGTCGAGTAAGAAGGCCCCACAAGGCATGGTGAAGGTGACGCTGGCAGAAGTTGAGGCAAATTTTTCAGATGTGAAAGATGTAAAGCTAGTTGGGCCGATTGCGGCACAGGTTGGCTAAATGGGTTGGGCAAGTGAAGAAAAAGCCATACGCTCTAAGCTTGAGTCCCTGTGGACGGCGACTCCGATTAAGTTGGAAGAAGTGCCGTTTCCAGACTATCACGATCCCTACATCGCCCTCTTTATTCGCCATGGCGATCGTGGCCAACTCACCCTTGGCACTTCCCCTACCATCCAATCTGTGTCCGCGATTATCATTCAAGTCTTTGTACCTGGTGATACCGGATCGTGCGAGGCGAAAGCGTATGCCGATTCCGTGGCTGCCATTTTTGATCGCATTCAATTTTTTACTGATGATGGCGATCTCATTTCATGTTTCACGGCCAGCGCGGACTCGATTGGGAAAAGCGACGAATGGTTTCAGTATAACGTGACCATTCCTTACACGCGTACAGAGAATTAAAAGGAGCACACAATGGCTAAAGCAGAAGCGAATCGTTTTGGGCTGTATGCGTACGAGGAAACGGCGTGGAATGAAACTCCGTCAACGCCGATCATGACGGAAATCCCGATTACGGGAGAAAGCCTGAAGCACTCGAAAGAAACCGTATCTGACCCCACGATCCGGAGCGACGGCAATATTGATGGCCACACTGAAGTCGGCGTGAGCGGCGGCGGGGATATCAACTTTGTCATGCGGCATACGGATTATCAGCCGTTGTTAAGCTCCGCCATTCGGAGCACTCCGGTTATTGCCTCGGAAACTGGCGCCGGCACCTCAAACAACTTTGCGTTCGCCGTAGCAGGCGGCGGCGTGCAGGTGATCACAGGGCCATCGGGGTGGACGGATGATTATACGGTTGGCGCGTGGGTACGTGTCGCGCTGGCCGCACAAGCAGCAAACAACGGCGTGTTCAAAGTGACGGCGAAAAATTCAACCACGATGACGGTTGCGAATACGGCGGGCGTGAGTGAATCGAATTCTGTGGCCGTGATCACGCAGAAGATGACACGGAACGGCGTGCTGCTTCGCTCGTGGCTGCTGGAAAAACGATTCCTTGATATTTCAAAGTTTCAGAATTTTCGAGGGATGCGTGTTGGCGGGGCGCAACTGCAAGTCCAGAGTAAGGCACAAGTGACCGGCTCGATTTCGTTCCTCGGTGCGCAGGGCATTCCGAGTGCCACGACAATCGGGAACGCATCGAGCACGGCGAAGAGTACCGATAAGGTCATCAATGCGTCCTCGAATATTGGGTCATTGACTGAGGGCGGATCGGCAATGGGCTCGTTTG